TACTTGCCGATCTTCTGCACGATCTTGAGGCGAGCGACTTCAACACCGCGCTCACCGGCTTCGAGCCTCCGGAGATGGAGCAGCTCTTTAACAAGGTGGCATCGAAAGAAGTCAAAGAGGATGATTTTGATGTGGACGAGGAACTGAAGAATCCGACCTTCTCCAAAGCCGGGGACCTATGGCTCTTGGGACGGCACACTGTTTTCTGTGGTGACTCCACGGATCCTGCTTCCTACGAGAAACTGATGGACGGTGTGAAGGCGAACGTCATCGTGACGGACCCACCTTATAACGTAAACGTGGAGGAGACAGCAGGGAAGATCCTGAATGACAACATGGCCGACGAGGACTTCTACAAGTTCCTGCTTGCTGCCTATACCTGCATGCATGACAACCTCGCCGATGACGGTTCCATCTACGTATTCCATGCAGATACGGAGGGACTGAACTTCCGCAGGGCATTTGCGGATGCAGGCTTCTACCTTTCCGGCTGCTGCATCTGGAAAAAGAACGCACTGGTCCTGGGACGCTCTCCCTACCAGTGGCAGCATGAACCGTGCCTGTTTGGCTGGAAGAAGGGCGGGAGGCATGAGTGGTACTCGGACCGGAAGCAGACCACCATCTGGGAGTATGATCGTCCGAAAGCATCCAAGGATCATCCGACGATGAAGCCGGTGCAACTGATGGCATATTCAATCCGGAACTCCTCGATGACAAACGGAATTGTTCTGGATCCCTTCCTCGGATCCGGCTCTACCCTGATTGCCTGTGAGCAGACCGACCGGATTTGTCGAGGCATTGAGCTGGATCCCAAGTTTGTGGATGTCATCGTAAAGCGCTACGTCGAACAGGTCGGAAACTCCGATGATGCGTATGTACTTCGTGACGGCCAGAAGCTCACGTTCGATGAAGCAATTGCGGCGATGCCGAAGGAGGAGAGCGCATAAGCAGGTACACATCTGCCAAAAGCTCTGCCTGATCTTTGTTCATAATTCCTGCCAGTATGAGTTGCTATTCCGGTGCTCCTGAGTGATGTATGTACTACCAAAAGAAAAGGAGGCACACGCCATGAAAGCAAACTACAACCTGACAGGAACTAAGAGAAAAGAGCTGGTACAAGCAATCGCAGAGATTACCGGAGAGAAAGCCGACTACATGCGGATGCCGACCTGCGCCTACGAGATCGGAGACATCACGGTCGACAAGGACGGCGGGGTAAGCTGCAGCGATGAGGAGAAGATGCAGATGGTGATGAAAGCATTGAACGAGAAGGGATTCACCGCTGAGGAAGATGCTGAGACCAAGCAACCCGAGCAGGCGGAGACCACAGAGCCGGAACACACCACCGAGGAAGAGAAGGAAACAGCCGAGGATGAGCAGGAACCGGCGCTGACGATCAGCCTTCCGCTTGCATCCGCAAACGTCGGAATCTTGAGAAACCTGATCAGCGCAAAGGAGAGCCTCATCAAGAAGGCGCTCGGAATCACCGACACCCGGATCAACATCACGGATGAGAAGATCGAGTTCCCCTGGTTCGACCGGGAGCTGACGCCGGAAGAGACAAACGCCTACCTGCTTTTTCTCACCCAGCTTTGCAAGCTCTCGAAGGAGCTGAAGCACGCAAGCAGCAAGCCGGTAGAGACAGACAATGAAAAGTACGCCTTCCGCACCTGGCTTCTTCGGATGGGCTTCATTGGACCGGACTTCAAGGCAGCTCGGAAGATCCTACTTAAAAACCTCTCCGGAAGCTCCGCCTTCCGAAACGGCGCTCCAACAAAGGAGGTGGAAGCATGAAGCTAATCAGACCAGAGGAGTTTGAAGAACTCCGTAAGATCTATCCGAACGGCACCCGTGTAGAGCTGCTTCAGATGTACGACATCCAGGCACCGCCTGCCGGAACGAAAGGAACCGTCTATGGTGTCGATGACACGGGGTCCTTGCTCGTCCACTGGGATAACGGTTCAGGACTAAGCGTGATCTACGGCGAGGACATTGTGCGGAAGGTGGTGGACTGATATGGATGAGAAGATCAGGCAACAGATTATTGCGATTCGAGACAGCGGCCTTACGAACATGTTCGACCTGCCCTACGTGCAGCGCCTCGCCTTCGACCGGAACTACTACGATCTGGTGCTCTTTATTGAGGAGCACCGGGACGAATACGTCCGCTTTATTCTCCATGGAGATGTCAGATAAGCACAGGATTTTCGGTACATCTTTGTGCAGGTTATGAGGCTTATTTCCTTGCTATATATCGCCTGCAGAGTGATATATGTACATGCCAAAGGAAAAGGCAAACAAGCACAAAGCAAGGAGGACAAAGCCATGACGAACATTTTTGAAGAAACCTACAACACCATCGCAGAAGCAAAGAAAGCCTACAAGGCAGCCACCACCGCAGAGGAGAGGGACACCGCAAGGGATACGGCGAAGGCAGCCGAGGATCGGATCATTGAGATGGGCGACATTGCCTGCAAGGTTTGGAGAGCCTACCGGAATTCCAGAGACAACGAGAACGAGATCCTCGACTTCGACGACATCATCTGGGATCGGGATGTGGAAGCCATCACCACCTGCATGAAGGAGAACGGCATCAAGGCCTTCACCTACTCCTACCGGGCAACGGACGCGGTCGAGACGCTTTGGCTTTTCAAAGAGGCAGGCTGCACGATCGGCAAGATGGTCGAGGTCAACCTCCGAAAGGACTTCTACGGCAAAGGATATGAAAAAGGCCACGCCTTCAGAATGACACTGAACTGAAAACGGAAAGGGAGGGAGCCCCGCAAAAGGGGCCTCTTCCTCGTACAAAATACACAGTTTCCGGGGCGGATCTTTGTGACACATATCCGGCTGATCTCCTTGCTATATAAGCCTTGCAGAGTGATATATGTACATGCCAAAGGAAAAGGCAAACAAGAACAAAACAAGGAGGAAAAAACCATGTGGAACAAAGGAAGCATCAAGATCGAGAACCAGACATTCACCTACAGCGCGAAGGTTTACGGAGAGCCGAGCGAGGATTACGGGATTGAAGGTGGCAGGATCAGCAAGCTTGAGATTCGCCTCGGAGACTTCCCGGTCGCAAGATACGACAGAGGATGGGACATCGAGCCGGAGACGGAAAACGCACAGCTTGCGCTCCTTGCCATCCTGCAAAACTTCAACTGAAAAGAAAACGCTGAATTGAAAGCAACTTCCGGGAGGAGAGCCACACGGCTCTTTCTCTCGTTCACATATACCGCATTACACATACACCACATGGGACAGGATCGCTTCGGCGGTCCTTTTTTGATGGACAGAAAGGAGGTGTTCCCTATGGCAACCAGAGGAAGAAAGCCAACTCCGACCGCAATCAAGGAGCTGGAAGGAAATCCCGGGAAAAGAAAACTGAATGAGAATGAGCCAAAGCCAGAGCGGAAAGCACCTGCCTGTCCGAAGTGGCTCGATAAAGATGCCAGAAAGGAATGGCATAGACTTTCGAAGAAGATGGAGGCTCTTGGAATCCTTACAGAAGTCGACATGGCAGCCTTCGCCGGATACTGCCAGTCCTATGCCAGATGGAAGGAAGCAGAGGAGTTCATCAGCCAGCACGGTTCGATCGTGCGGACACCTTCCGGATACTGGCAGCAGGTCCCGCAGGTGTCGATCGCTCAGACCTATATGAAGCAGATGGGAAAGTTTGCGACGGAGTTCGGTCTGACTCCGGCCTCGAGATCGCGGCTGATTGCGGATGCCGGAAAAACAAGCCCGGGTGATGAGATGGACGAGCTCTTAGGGGGTGATCCGTAATGGAGGTACGTCCTGAGGATATGCCAAAGCTCACGGACTATCAGCCAACCCGGTTCATGCTGCCGACGTCCCATTATGATGCGTCGAAAGCAGACCGGGCTGTGAAGTTCATCGAGATGCTCCGACACACCAAAGGCAAGTGGGCCGGAAAGCGTTTCTGGCTCCTTCCGTGGCAGGAACAGATCATCCGGGATCTCTTTGGGATCGTGAAGCCCGACGGGAACCGGCAGTTCCGGACAGCTTACATCGAAATTGGAAAGAAGAATGGAAAGTCAGAGCTTGCTGCTGCGGTGGCTTTGTATCTTCTCTATGCAGACAACGAGCCATCCGCTGAAGTCTACGGTGCCGCGGCAGACCGGCAGCAGGCATCCATTGTCTTTGATGTCGCCCACCAGATGGTGAACATGACACCGGCGCTCCTGAAGCGCTCTAAGATCATGGCAGCCAGCAAGCGCATCGTAAACTATTCGAATGCCGGATTCTACCAGGTGCTTTCGGCAGAGGTAGGAACGAAACACGGCTTGAATGTATCCGGGCTTGTGTTCGATGAGGTTCACGCGCAACCCACTAGAAGACTCTTCGATGTACTCACACAAGGGTCTGGTGATGCACGTGAACAGCCATTGTATTTCCTTATTACAACGGCGGGTACAGATAAGAATTCAATCTGCTATGAGCTGCACCAAAAGGCAAAAGATATCCTCTCCGGTCAGAGAGTGGATCATACCTTTTATCCAGTCGTCTATGGACTGGAAGAAGGAGAAGACTGGCACGATGAGAAGAACTGGTACAAGGCAAATCCAAGTCTCGGGCAGACGATCGACATTGAACGTGTCCGGGAACATTACCACGAGGCGATGGAGAACCCGGCAGAGGAGGCTGTGTTCAAACAGCTCCGACTCAACATGTGGGTATCCAGTACGACCGCCTTCATTCCGGAGCAGGTCTTTGATCAGGGCAATGAACCGATTGATCTGGACAGCCTCCGGGGAAGGGAGTGCTACGGCGGTCTCGACCTTTCGAGCACCGGTGATATCACCGCACTGGTTTTGATGTTCCCGCCAAGGGACGAGACAGAGAAATACATCTGCCTTCCGTTCTTCTGGGTACCGGAGGACACCATTCCGATCCGGGTGCGCCGGGCATCGGTCCCCTATGATGTCTGGGTGAAGCGGGGGTATATGAAAGCGACCGAGGGAAATGTGATCGACTACAACTTTATCGAGAAGTTTATCCTCGACCTTTACAAGATCTACAACATCAAGGAGATCGCGGTCGACCGCTGGAATGCCACCCAGCTCATCATTAACCTGCAGGACGATGGGATGACAATGATTCCCTTCGGGCAGGGGTTTAAGGACATGAGCCCGCCAACGAAAGAGTTCTACAAGCTGATGATGGAGGGGAAGATCATCCACGGCGGCAATCCGGTCCTTAAGTGGATGGCTCTGAACGTGGTGGTTGATCGAGACGCAGCTGACAACGTGAAGCCCACGAAGGCAAAATCGCCTGAAAAAATCGACGGCATCGTCGCTGCAATTATGGCGCTGGATCGCTGTATCCGGCAGGAACATGCAGAGAGTGTTTACGACAGCCGGGGGCTGATCACATTTTGATGGAGGAAGTATCGATGGGATTTAAGGATTTATTCCATAGAAGGAAGGCGAGAGCGGATCCGCAGGATATGACATCCGGGAGCGTGTACCGGGCTTATTACGGACATACTTCTTCCGGAAAGACCGTGACGGAGCGAAGCTCCATGCAGGTGACCGCTGTGTATGCCTGCGTCCGGGTGCTTGCAGAAGCTGTGGCCAGCCTGCCGCTTCACCTCTACAAGGAAGAGGATGGCAGCAAGGTAAAGGCAACGGATCATCCTTTGTACTTCCTTCTCCATAGCGAGCCAAACGAAGAGATGACAGCCTATTCCTTCTGGGAGACCCTCATGACACATCTTCTCCTGTGGGGTAATGGCTTTGTGCAGATCATCCGGAACGGCAAGGGAGAAGTCACAGCGCTGTATCCTCTGATGCCAAACCGCATGACCGTGGACCGCGATGAGAACGGGCACATCTATTACCAGTACCTCTGGTCCAAGGGATCCGATGCGCCGACGATGAAGGAGACGATCGTAAAGCTCTCTCCCCATGAGGTGATGCAGATCCCGGGGCTCGGTTTCGATGGCCTTGTCGGATACAGTCCGATTGCGATGGCAAAGAACTCGATCGGGCTCTCGATGGCCTGTGAGGAATATGGCAGTAAGTTCTTTGAGAACGGAGCAGCGCCATCCGGTGTTCTCGAGCATCCGGGCATCCTGAAGGATCCGGAGAAGGTGAGAGACAGTTGGCAGGCAGCATTCGGCGGCAGTCAGAATGCCGGGAAGGTAGCCGTCCTCGAGGAAGGGATGAAGTATTCGCCAATCTCCATCAACCCGCAGGAAGCACAGTTTCTCGATACGAGAAAGTTCCAGATTGATGAGATTGCACGAATCTTCAGGGTGCCTCCCCATATGATTGGAGACCTTGAGCACGCGACTTTTTCAAACATCGAGGAGCAGTCGCTCGAATTTGTGACTTATAGCCTACAGCCTTGGCTGACCCGAATCGAGTCGGCGATCTCCCGGTCGCTTCTTACCAAAGAGGAGAAGATGGTCTACTACGCGAGGTTCAATGTCGATGGGCTTCTTCGTGGCAACTACGCTTCCCGGATGCAGGGCTATGCGACCGGCATCAGTAACGGTTTTATGTGCGTAAATGATGTGCGGCGACTGGAGAACATGGATCTTGTCCCGGATGAAGAGGGAGGAAACCTGTTTCTCGTGAACGGCAGCATGACGCCTTTGAAATCAGCAGGGGCAGCTTATCAGCAGAGCGGTTCGAATGGTGGTACGGATCCTCCTGAGCAGGAAGAGACTGATCCGCAACAGGAACCGGAGGAGGATACCCAAAATACAAAACCCCGCAGAAGGGGAAGGAGGAACTCATGAACAAGTTTTGGAAGTGGGTGCGCAACAAGGCACCGGATGGTGAAGATCCGGGCCTTGCGGAACGCACTCTGTTTTTGAACGGAACGATCGCTTCTGCGAGCTGGTTTGACGATGACGTCACTCCGGCTCTTTTTAAGTCCGATCTCGATTCCGGGAAAGGCCCGATTACGGTCTGGATCAACTCTCCCGGCGGCGATGTCTGGGCGGCAGCACAGATCTACAACATGCTCCTGTCTTACGGCGGGAAGGTCACGGTGAAGATCGATGGTCTTGCGGCTTCTGCAGCCTCTGTGATTGCGATGGCAGGCGATGAGGTACTTGTCTCGCCTGTTTCGATGCTGATGATCCATAACCCGTCCACGATGGCGATGGGCGACAAGGATGATCTGGCGCAGGCGATCTCTATGCTGGATTCCGTGAAGGATTCCATCCTGAATGCCTACGTGAAGAAGACCGGTCTTTCCAAGAACAAGCTCTCAAAGCTCATGGATGATGAGACCTGGATGGACGCCAACAAGGCGGTCGAGCTTCATTTTGCAGACCGCGTGATGGAACGCCCGGATCTTTACCATGAAGACGAGCAGGCAAAGAAAGTGCCGGACGAGGGTGATCCGGATGAGAAAGAGCCGGAGGAATCCAAGGAACAGGAGGATCAGCCGGCACAGGAATCCGAGGATCCTGAGAAGAAGGACAAGGATCTGATCCACACAGGATTCCTTTATTCCAGTCGCCAAATGGCGGCTGACTTCACCAACAAGGTGAAGAAACACTACGCAGTAACCAGTAAAGCAGAGGAAGGCCGGAGCGTGGATGCTCTCATGGAGCGCCTGAATCTGCTGCGCACAATGATGTGAGGAGGAAAACACATATGAACGTACAGGATTTGATTGCAAAGAGAGCAAGAGCGTGGGAGGCGGCGAAGTCCTTCCTCGAGGCTCACAGGGGAGAGAACGGTGTCCTCTCTGCGGCAGATGGGGAAACCTATGACCGGATGGAGAAGGAGATCACCGATCTTACCAAAGAGATCGACCGCCTGAACCGTCAGGCAGCCATTGAGGCACAGCTGAACCAGCCGACCTCGGCTCCGCTTTCTAACATGCCGACCAGCACTGGTGAGAAGGTCAAGAAGGGCCGCGCTTCCGATCAGTATGCGAAGGATATGCTGACCGCCATGCGCACGAACTTCCATCAGGTATCTGACATCCTGCAGGAGGGCGTAGATGCCGATGGCGGTTACCTTGTACCGGAGGAGTGGGATTCGAGACTGATCGATGTCCTGAATGAAGAGAACATCATGAGAGGCCTTGCTACTCAGATCACCACTTCCGGTGAGCACAAGATCAACATCGCAGGTGCCAAGCCTACGGCTGCATGGATCGAAGAGGGCGGCGCTCTCCAGTTTACAGATGCAAAGTTCGGTCAGAAGATTCTCGATGCCCACAAGCTGCACGTGGCAGTGAAGGTTACCGAGGAGCTGCTCTACGACTCCATGTTTGACCTCGCAAGCTACATCACGACCCAGTTCGGTATTGCGATTGCAAACGCCGAGGAGGATGCCTTCCTGAACGGCGATGGCAAGGGCAAGCCGACCGGCCTTTTTGATGAGGCGAACGGTGGCACCGTCGCAAAGACCCTCACCGGGACCAAGCTCGGCACCGATGATGTTCTGGATCTCGTGTATGCTCTGAAGCGCCCTTACCGTAAGAAGGCAGCATTCATCATGAACGACCAGACCCTTGCGGCGCTGAGAAAGCTGAAGGACAACAACGGAGCTTACATCTGGCAGCCGTCTTATCAGGCAGGAGAGCCGGACAGACTCCTTGGCTATGCGGTTCACACCAGCGCCTTTGCACCGGAGCTTGCCGCCGGAAAGCCTGTGATGGCATTCGGCGACTACAGCTACTACAACATCGGCGATCGCGGCACTCGTTCCATGCAGGAGCTTCGCGAGCTCTTCGCAGGCAACGGTATGATCGGTTACGTTGCAAAGGAGCGTGTCGATGGTCTTCTGGTGTTGCCGGAGGCCGTGCAGATCATGAAGGCAGGCGCATCTGCCTGATCCGCAGTTGTAACAAAGTAATGTTGAGAGCTCGGGGTGTCACAGCCCTGGGCTTTCTTTCTGGCTGGAAGGGAGGCAGTGATGTTCTCACTGGATGAAGCAAAGAAATATCTCCGGGTCGATTCGAACGATGAAGACGACATCATTCAGCAGGAACTGGATGCCGCCGAGAGCCTAGTCGCTTCGGTTCTCCGGAAGGACAGTCTTGGTGAAGACGATAGTCCGATTGTCACGGTGGCAGTGCTGTATTCTCTCGCTTACATCAACGAGCATCGGGAAGAAGCTGATCATCACGCACTGACGATCACACTCCGGAACCTTCTCTTCGGAGAACGGGACCCGAGGTTCTGATGGAGGTGGGAGATGAATATCGCGGCAATGAATGTCCGTGTCACGATCCAGAAGAACGAGGTCGTGAAGGATAAGTACGGCAACCACGCCAATACATGGGTCGACTTCTACACCTGCTGGGCGACACCGGTTCAGAGTGGAGGGTCCGAAAAGCAGGAGGCCGGGACTACCAACAGCACGGATGCGATTGACTTTACGGTCCGTTATGCAAAGTGCCTTGAAGGACTCGATTCCACAAAGATTCGGATCCGCCTGGGAGATGCGATCTATAACGTCACCGCCATTGATCCGATGGGATTTAAGCACAACAGTCTTAAATTCAAGTGCGAGAAGGTGAAGCGATGAAGGTAAAGGTAGATGATCTTGCGGCGACGGTCGAGAAGACACTCTCGGATTATGCCGACGATGTGAACGACATCGTAAAGCAGGAGATCAAGGATGCCGGGAAGGAAGCCGTAAAGGAACTGAAGGAAAAGTCACCGAAACGCACTGGAAAGTATGCGAAGGGCTGGCGTTCTACCGTCCAGAAGGAATCAGCGATCGGGGCTGAGGTGGTCGTTCATAACAAGATCTATGGACTCACGCATCTTTTGGAAAAAGGCCATGCCAAGCGTGGAGGCGGGCGAGTCGAGGGCACTCCTCATATCGCTCCGGTCGAGGAAGAGATCACCGGAAAGCTGTCGGATGAGATTGAAAAGGAACTGAAGGGCTGAGACCGGGAGGAAGCAATGGATAAGATCATACAAATTCTGGAGGAGTTGGGACTTCCCTTTGCCTACGACCATTTTGCCGAGGGAGAGGGTCCAGATCCTCCCTTCATTTGTTTTCGGTATCCAAACAGCGACAACTTCGCTGCAGATGGCGCGGTGTATTTCTCGATTACGGAAACCGACATCGAGCTCTACACGGATCGGAAGGATCCGGAGACAGAAAAGAAACTGGAAGATCTGCTCGTGAAGAACGACATCTTCTTTGATAAGACGGAGACCTGGATAGAGTCGGAGAAGCTCTACGAGGTCTTGTATTCCTTTGAACAGGAGGCATGAAATGGGAAGTAAAAAGAACAAGGTTAAGTACAACCTTAAAAATGTACACTATGCCATCGCGACGATTGCCGAGGATGGCACGGCCACCTTTGCGGATCCGGTGGCGTGGCCGGGTGCTGTATCTCTTTCGCTGGACGCTCAGGGAGACCAGACGATCTTCTGGGCAGACGGCGTGCAGTACTTTGTCACCAATGCGAACAGCGGCTACAACGGAGACTTCGAGTCAGCAATGGTACCGGAGGACTTCCGGGAGAACGTCCTCGGAGAGATTAAGGATGGCAACGGTGTTCTGATCGAGGATGCGGATGCGCAGCCGATCCACTTTGCGTTGCTCTTTGAGTTTGACGGCGATGTGAACGAGATCCGTCATGTCATGTACAACTGTACGGCATCGAGACCTTCCGTGGCGTCTTCCACAAAGGAGGATTCTATTGAGGTCCAGACCGAGAGCCTGACCATCAATGCCACCAGCATCAAGGATGCAACGCTTGGCAAGAACATCGTCAAAGCCCGTTCTGGTGCGGATACGGCGGATGCTACTTATCAGAATTGGTACAGCAAGGTCTACACACCTGCTGCGGCCAGTGCATCTACAAGCACAGCATCGACCAGCACGACGAGCACAACCACATCCAGTTCCAGTAAGTGATAAGGAGGAGAGCGTATGTATCAGGAAATTTCTCTCCGGCTCGTTGACGGGTCAGAGAAGAAGTTCCCGTTTCTCGCCACGGGGACCACGGCTTACAGATATAAACAGGTATTTCATCAGGATCTGATGATTCTTTTGAACAAGATGGAGAACAGCGAGGACGACCAGACGGATATGACGGTCGGAGACAAACTCGCTTTTATCATGAACGCGCAGGCAGAGAAACGGGACATGAATACCCTGAACGTGGACGCCTTCCTCGAATGGGCGGATCAGTTTGACGGGGCAGAGTTGTTTCTGCATATGCAGGAATTCGTCACGCTCTATCTTGGATCGCGGAGGACAACTTCGAAACCAAAAAAAGAAGCCGCCCAACGGAGCGGGAAGTAAACACGGCAGTGTTTCTCCTGAGGGCGAAGCAGATGGGACTGACACTGTCTGAGCTGGAAGAGCTGGATGAGGGGACTGTGATGGATATGATCATTGAGTCCGGGAACGACTTCTGCGACGATGAGTACCGGCAGGTGGCAACGCAAGAGGATTTTGACTTATTTTAACGTTAAAATAAGTCCATTTATCACAACTAAAAACATATCTCCACCTTTCGGGAATACCCCTCATTTCAGGTATTCCCTGTCAAAAAAGGTGAAGATATTGTTTTATGACTTTGGTTTCCTGAGACCACACAGTTCAGAAAGTGTATCTTTTTGGGGATTCCATTTTGCCGACACTTTCTGATTTTTTTCTCCCTCGATGGTCGCCAGTGCCGCCATCTCCTGCTCCGTAGTTATATCAAGGTATACCATCGTTGTTTCTACGGAGGAATGACCGAGAAGAAATGAAATCTGAACCACATTCATACCATCTTCAAGCCAATGTGTGGCCTTTGCGTGCCTGAACTGATGCGCGTGCAATTCAAGCGGAACGCTATTACACTTCTCATGGGCGGCAGCAGCATATTTCCTTAGAAGTTTAAAGACAGCCTGCTGTGAAAGTGCACTTGATTTTCCGTGGATTGATGAGTAAAACAAGTAATCATCCTTGTCACCAGAACCGTCATGATATCTTTTCAAATATAACCGGAGAAATCCAACGGCTTTGGGAAGAAGATATAAAGTACGGATTTTTCCGCCTTTTCCTGTGATAATAACGTACGGTTTCGGATCATCCAAGTGCAAGTCGCCTATGCGAATTGATAAAAGTTCACTTATTCTTGCAGCTGTACCATAGAGGGTTATCATCAAAGTAAGGTCTCGAAGCCCGACTTTTGTTTTTGGGTCGGGTTCTGCCAAAATAGCTTTTACTGCTTCACGTGACATGCCGACTACTTTTTTCTTTATTGTTTTACGGTAAGACACTGCAGATGCACCCGTATCCAAAGCAAGATATTTTAAATCCCTTGAAGAGAGATACCTGGTAAACGCACGCATCGCAGACAACCGATTGTTACATGTGACTGCACTGCATTCTCTTGTATCTGCCAGCCACGTCATCCATCCCTCTATGTGCTGCTGGTCAAAGCAATCCTTAGTGAATTTATCAGCAGTAATGCTGCAGTTATCTTCGAGATAACTGATGTATAGTGAGAGCGCAGATTCATATGAGCGCAGGGTGTGGTCGCTGTTTGTTAGCTGAGATGGAGCATACTCGGAAATAAAAGTGCTGATATAGCGGGCAAGCTCAACAGCCTCTTTGTTATTCTTCATAGTCAGGCACCTCCGGAATGATGTCGTCGAAGCTGCCACCGCTCTTCTCTTCGATGATATTAGCTAAAGCAGGAACTATGGAATAGTAATAGCGGGTGCTCTCCAAGGATGTGTGCCCCATGCTTTTACTCAGGTAAAGAAACTTGTCATTGAAGTCAAAGCCTGCGGACAGCCACGAATTGATGTTCTGTATAGCGTAGTTATGCCTGAAATCATACGGAACGGCATTCACGGTATTTACAGAATCCCATACCTTGTGGAACTCCCAGGTGACCATGTCTGCTGTTAACGGCGTTGAAGCATCCTTATAGGGAAAGTATATTTTTCTGCCAGGCATAACCTTTTCCGCCACAGCGTCATATTTCTCCAGTAAGGCGGCTGTTTCGGGATGCAGTGCAACAAAGTGTTCAATACTATTTTTTGACTTCCGGATATTTATTACGGCATGAGGAATGTCAACATCTATCACGCGGAGAAGCCGGACTTCGGTTGTCCTCATGCCCGTACTGTAGAGCAGACGGAACATTACTGCCATCTCAAGTGCCCTGAACCTCTTGGTGGTACCCTTTGCCGACAAAACCCTCGCATCACATTCCGTAAAGAAGTTTCTGAGTTCCTCGTCAGTAAAGGAATGAGGAACATGCTGTTTGGGCGGAAGCGGAGGCATTTCCGGTATTGTGAGATTTACAAGCCCTCTTTCATTGAGATATTCAATCAGCTTCCGCACCGAGAGAGTCCTTCCTATCAGTGATGTTTTGTTTTCGGTATCCCTCTGCGTACACCAGCCATCGATCATGCCTTGCGTGATTCCTTTGTCCAGGGGGAAATGCTCGGTACAGAACCTGTCAAAATAGGTCAGGTTCATTTCATATCCGGTATTCCAAAGATTGCAGGCAGTCCTGTAATCAATGAACTTCATGAAGAGATCATTACGGGTCTCACTGAATTTAGACAATGTCAAACACCTCCTCCCGAATCGCATATTCCTTTATGCTCAATGAGCATTCCCGAAGGTGCGTTATGTCAGCAGACAGATAAGAATCCAATGACTTTGGATTTGTCTGCCCCAATGTTGCGCTGATAACAGGAGCCGGGACATTGTTTTCCGCCATAACCGTAGCCACTCGATGGCGGAAAAGATGGGTGCCGCGACGGTCTCCCTTGCCGGTTCGTATACCCGCCAAATCCATGATTTTACTTACAACCCATGGGATCGCCTTGGATGTAATCGGGTGATGAGGCGCAAACTCACCGAGGAACAAAAACGGTGAGTCAGACGAAGGGCGTTCCATTGTGCAATAATCATATATGGCATTTCCCACGACCGGGAGGAGTGGAAGCCTTACGGCAACGCCTGTTTTTATTTGCGTAAACTGCAGGATCCCGTTCTGCAAATCTATGGATTCCAGCTGCAGATTTGCCACATCACAGCTACGCATCCCGGTATAAAAAAGCAGGGTTCCGATTGCGCGCTGCTTAAGGGAAAGGGTGTTGCTTAAATCCTCAAGAGCACTCTGAAATGCCATGCTTTCTTCAACTGTAAGAAACTGTATGGTTTTACGGGCCCCATACTTTATAGGTATAAGTCCATATATTCTGCGGTATTCATAAGGATTCTGCGGGATGCAGTCCCTCATGAAAAGCGAAAGGCCGGGAAGTTTTGTCCTTCCATTGTTTGATGTCCCTGTTCGAAGGTAATGGATGACAGCACTCTCACTGATATCCTCAATACGCTGGCATCCCTGATCCTGCATTGCAAGGAAGAATGAAGTGGCTTCAAATTTTGCACGACGTACTGAGGATTCCTTTAAGCCGCGTTTTTCCTGAACAGAACATCCAAAGTCAACGACATCCTTAAAAGCGGGATTGAGTTTGTCGTAACTGTTTTTTCTCGGCCACAAAGGATGAGGTGTTTCACAGTTGTTTGGGAACGTGTCATAAAGCTGCCATGCGGACATGATCCTTATTATGGTACGTGTCTCGGTTACAAAGGCATCCCCGAAATCCTGCGTTTGAAACCAGTCCAGGACATCCTGGTAAGAATTCCATTCGATTCTGCCAGCCATCACAATGATTCTTTCTATTCTCAGGACAACGCGCCGCACGTAATTATGGCTGTATTGATGCTCGTTCATGTATTGCTCGAGCTCCGGGAGTTTCTCCTTCAGCTGGTAAAGGTCCAACTCCCCAAGGCTGGGACGTGCATCCTCGATGCAATGCGGTGAATTTCGGTGGCTTGGCGCTTTCCCGTAATTCAGAAAGTTTTCCATCTTCCTGATGGTTATTCGGTGCATTTGTTTGCTGAAATCGGAAAGGGAACTGTTCTCATAATAATCACGGATATCCTGGAATGAGTTCCAGCAATTCACGCGGGCATTTATGATAATCTTTGCCGCGATTGATTTAATACTTTTGATGTATTCGGGACGGTGTCCCTTATCAATCAATGCCTGTTCGAACTCATCCATCCTCTCCTGCACCGGCAAGAGATCGAGTTCACCCGCGCTATGGCAGGATCTTGTCAGCTGATAGCAATCAACTGGATGATGAGGGAATTCGTGCATAACATCAAACTTTTCTATGATGTTGACTGCAAATCTGAAGTTATGCCGTGTGATTTCCGAGAACTGATCAGTGCTTGCAAACCATTCCCTTGCATCATCATACGATGACCATGCTTGTTGTTGAGATTCCCTGATTACATGATTGACGGCTGAATGACAACATTTAATGAAAGTCTTTGAATAACCATCCATCCGCATATGCTCAATCAGGGTATCCGCATTGTTTTGTAAATAAGTTACATCCATAATGCTTCCTCCTTTTTCAGAAATTGTAGGAAACATTATAAATGAATATGATGGCAGGCAACATATAAACACAAACAATATCTCCACCTTTTTATCTGGATGTGCAGTAAATACAGGATAATTCAAAAAGGTGGAGATATGTTTTTAGTTGTGATAATACGATATTTTCTGATAGGACAGGTCAATTTATGGTATGATAAATGCCTTAAAGAGTTTTGTGATCAAAATTTTTGACCGCAAAATTAGAACAACAAATCAACCTAGCTGTTCCTATATCTAATCAGAAAATGGAGTTTCAATTATATGCCAGAAGAAAACAAGCCGATAGTGGTTGTTAATGAAAATACAATCAAGGATAGACTCTACTTTATACGCGGTCAGAAGGTTATGCTTGACACAGACCTTGCGGAAATATATGGGTATACTACGCGAGCTTTCAATCAGCAGGTACGTAATAATGCTGAAAAATTTGGACCGGACTTCATGTTCGAGCTCACTCAAGATGAACTGGATTTTTTGCGATCAAATAATTTGACCGCAAATATAAGCCCCAAGAGCAGATACCTGCCGAAAGTTTTTACAGAACAAGGTGTCTATATGCTTATGACGGTTCTGAAGGGAGAGTTGGCTACACGGCAATCCATCGCTCTTATCAGAACTTTCAAGGTGATGAAGGATTATATTATCGAGAACCGCGATATTCTCGGAGCAAAGGAGATTCTTAAGATATCTGTTCAGACGCAGGAGAACACAAGGGATATTGCTGAAATAAAAGATAAAATGGCCACGAAGGAAGACCTTCAGAAGGTGATGGATAACTTCATTGACCCTGATACCTTCAAGCATTTTCTGATCATGAACGGGCAGAAGATCGAGGCTGATGTGGCATATACTAAGATATACAAGTCGGCGAAGAAATCAATCTATGTGGTTGATAACTACATCGGATTAAAGACTTTGGAACTGCTCCGCGCGGCGAAGAAGAATGTCGAGATCATCATTTTCAGCGACAACCTGAAGAACAGGGATATGCTGACATCTGTGATCCTTTCAGATTTTCAGAAGGAATTTCCGCAGGTAAAGCTTTCGTTTCAGCAGACCTGCAGACAATACCATGACAGATATATTGCGGTGGATTATTTGGAGAAGACAGAAAAAATATATCACTGCGGCGCGTCCTCGAAGGATGCGGGGAACAAGACCACAACAATCATACAGATTGAAGAAACAGAGCTTTATCATCCTATGTTTGACAAGCTCCTGAAAAATCCGCCGATGACAATTTAAGATACTGAAACACATTTGATTTTTCAAAGGCATCTCTTCGGAGATGTCTTTCTTTTTGCCATTTTTAAGGAGGTGAGCGTCGTATGGCTGGCTCTCGTATTAAAGGAATCACAATCGAAATAGACGGCGATACCACAAAGCTCACCACGGCTTTGAAGCAGGTCGATAAGCAGATCAGGGACACACAGGGCAGTCTCCGGGATGTGAACAAGTTGCTCAAAATGGATCCTGGGAATGCCGATCTTCTGGCGCAGAAGCAGAAGTATCTGACAGACGCGATTGACGCGACCAAGAAGAAGCTGGAAGAAGAAAAGTCAGCCCTCGAGCAGCTGAAAAACGGACCGCAGACTGATGATACAATCCGCCAGCAGGAAGCGTTGACCAGGGAAATCGCGGATACCGAACAGCAGTTGAAAAGTCTGACGAAAGAATATCAGAACTTCGGCTCTGTTGCCGGACAGCAGCTTCAGACAGCCGGGCAGAAGATGCAGGATGTCGGCGATAAGATTTCAGGCGTCGGCACAAAGATGCTTCCTGTGACCGGAGTAGTCGCGGCAGCCGGAGTAGCGGCGGTGAAGACCGCTGCCGATTTTGATTCCGGCATGAGTCAGGTTTCGGCTGTTTCCGGAGCCACGGGCGGTGATCTGGAAAAGCTCCGTGACAAAGCCCGTGAAATGGGCGAGAAGACGAAGTTTTCCGCATCCGAAGCCGCAGAAGCCATGAATTATATGGCGATGGCCGGGTGGAAAACGAACGACATGCTCGGCGGTATTGAAGGCGTGATGAATCTGGCTGCGGCTTCGGGAGAGGATCTGGCGACCACCTCGGATATCGTGACAGATGCGCTGACTGCATTCGGTCTGACGGCACAGGATTCCGGTCACTTCGCTGATATCCTTGCAGCGGCTTCGAGTAACGCCAATACGAATGTCTCCATGATGGGTGAGACGTTCAAATACGCCGCTCCTGTCGCCGGTGCACTCGGTTTTTCCGCAGAAGACACGGCAGAAGCAATCGGCCTTATGGCGAACGCCGGAATCAAGTCCTCTCAGGCAGGTACCTCGCTTCGTACGATCATGACAAACCTCACGGGTCCGATCACACTTGTCGGAGAGAAGCTCGGAGAGGTTACGGTTGAGACTACGAATTCTGACGGATCCATGAGGAGCCTCAGAGAGATCCTCGCTGACCTTCGCGGGCACTGGGGACAGCTGTCCGAATCGGAACAGGCGGCAACGGCAGAATCCATCGCCGGGAAGAACGCGATGTCGGGATTCCTGGCACTGATGAATGCCGGGGAGAGCGATATCAGCAAGCTGGAAGGCGCAATCGACACCTGTTCCGACAGCATGGACGGCTACAACAGTACGGCTGAAAAGATGGCCGCTGTCATGCAGGATAACCTGGAAGGTCAGTTGACGATCCTGAAATCTCAGCTCGAGGAACTGGCGATCTCTGTCGGTGAAATCCTGATGCCTGTTGTCCGGGACATCGTGACACATATCCAGGGCTTTGTAGACAAGCTGAATGCCCTGCCGGAACCTGTGAAACAGACGATCGTGACGATTGCTCTGGTCGCAGCGGCAGTCGGACCCGTGCTGATTGTTATCGGGAAAGTCATCTCATCTGTCGGCGGGATTATCAGTGTTGTCGGCAAGTTCGTGGGATTTATGTCCGCGACTGCTATTCCGGCAATTGCATCAGTTGCTCCGGTAATTCTTCCGATCTTGCCGATTATCGCGGCTGTGGCGGCGGCTATCGCGGCGGTGATCCTGATTGTAAAGAACTGGGGAGCAATATCCGAATGGTTCAAGGGCGTATGGGAAGCGGTCTGCAAAGGAGTGGAGGATATCGGCAAAGGCCTCGGCGACTTCTTTTCCGGCCTGTGGGACGGAATCAAGTCCGTGACGGAAATCGTATGGAATGGAATTAAAAGTTTCTTTGAAGGCTTGTGGAATGGCATCAAGAGTATGGCAGAGACTGTATTCGGCGGCATCAAGAGCTTTCTTGGCGATACCTGGGACGGGATCAAATCCGCGACCGGAACCGCATGGGAAGGGATCAAAGGCGGCTTGTCATCTGCATGGGAAGGAATCAAGACTACCGCTGGGACTGCTTTTGAGACAATCAAGACGAATATCGGAACCGCGTGGGAGAATGTAAAATCCAACACTTCTACAGCGTGGGAGAACATTAAAGGTACGATCAATGAGAAGGGCGGTGGCATTAAAGGCGTCATCGGAACGGCACTTGAAGGATACAAGTCTCTGTGGAGTGCCGGGTTCAGCGCAATCAATTCCCTGACCGGAGGGAAACTCGGAGATGCGCTTTCTACGGTAAAGACGAGGCTAGCTGGAATCAGTTCAGCGTTTTCCGATATGATGAGCAGCGCAAAGTCCGTGGTAAGCGAAGGACTGGAGCGGATTAAAGGATTTTTCTCAGGCTGCAGGCTCGAGTTTCCGAGGATTAAGCTGCCGCATTTTTCCCTGTCGGGAAAGTTCTCGCTGGATCCGCCGTCGGTTCCGCATATCAGCGTCAGCTGGTACCGGAAGGCTATGGACGACGCATATATACTGAACAACCCGACAATCTTCGGCATGGCCGGAGGACGGTACCTCGGCGGCGGTGAAGCCGGATCTGAGGCCGTGGTCGGTACGGACAAGCTGGCGGAGATCGTAAGGACGGCGGTTGCGTCTGTCTCCGGCGGTACGACCGTCATCCCAGTGTATATTGGGCAGGAGCGGATTGATGAGATTGTGGTGAGAGCCGCGAGGTCTCAGAACTTCCGGAGCGGAGGGCGATGATGATTCATCGTCCAGTTTTCTCCCGTATCTGGTATACTTGATGGCAAATCAGAATTTGGAGGGTAAGGCATGAACCATTGTGGAACCCGCATGATAGAAACGAAAAGATTATTGTTAAGAAAATTCGTAATAGAAGATGCAGATGCTATGTTTCGGAATTGGGCATCCGATAAAGAGGTTACAAAATTCCTTACATGGCCTGCTTATACAAGTTCGGAGACCGTAATGTGGGTGCTGGACGAATGGGCTGTGTCATATAAAAAGCCTGACTATTATCAGTGGGCAATCGTACTGAAAGATATTAAAGAACCGATTGGATCGATTTCTGTTGTAAAAATTGATGAAAAAACAGAGATGGCAGAAATTGGTTATTGCATTGGGCGGTCGTGGTGGAATCAGGGAATCACCTCTGAAGCGTTGCGTGCAGTAATAGATTTCATGTTCGACCAGGTTGGCGCAAATCGTATTCAGGCGAAGCATGATGTAAATAATCCCCATTCAGGAATGGTTATGAAGAAGTGCGGGATGAAGTATGAAGGCACTATGAGAAGCGCAGGCGTTAATAATCAAGGACTCTGTGATCTTAGAATATACGCATTATTAAAGTCAGATTGATAAATTTCAGTTGTGCGCCCAGCCAAGGGTGTGTAGCCTAACCGGTGGGAATCCGGTATATCCAAGGCCTAACCAGCCAGATATTAGC